CCTTGTAATATTGCTGCGGGTATGGTATAATGTATAAAATAGGTCGGGGCAGCTGCTCGACAAATCGGAATATGGAGAAAAGAAAAATGCTTACACATATTGGTACTAATACAATAGAAACAGAAAGATTAATTCTTCGCAGATTTGAATACTCAGATAATGCGTCAATGCGAAAAAACTGGATTGCTGATAAAAAGATTCAATCTTTATATCGTGAACCGGTTTACACAACGGAATCAGAAGTAAAGGATCTTCTTGATAAATATATCGGATCGTATGAAAAACAAGACTATTATCGCTGGGCTGTAATAGATAAATTATCAGAAGAGTGCATAGGTCAAATAGCATTCTACCTTGTTGACAGTAAGAATAACTTTGCGGAGATAGAATATTGTATAGGTTCGCATTTTCAGTGCAATGGTCTTGCAACAGAAGCAACAAAGGCGATTATTGCATATGGATTTGAAAAAATCAAATTACATAAAGTTCAGATATGCACAATGACGATTAATAGTGCATCAAAAAGAGTTATTGAAAAATGTGGTTTTACATATGAAGGTACATTGAGAGACAGCTTCTTTATAGATGATAAATATATTGGAAGATTATATTATTCAATATTAAAAGATGAATATGAGAAATAAGGGTATGTCTAACGGGAAAATTCCAATTTGACGGCTTTTTCAAACCAACGTTACCGAGCCGCAAACAAAATGTTTTACATAAAATATTCCAACGAGGTGGCTGCGGCGACACGCCGCCGGGTGGAAGCGGCAACATGCCGCTTAGGTGGTGGAGTAGTGGCAGTAAATGCCCGCAGCCTTGGAGGGATAAACACTGCACAGACCATAGCTGCGGTAGCCGTATTTCCAGCTGTCCGCATCGGGATTTGCCGCAGGGGAAATGATCTTGGGCACAGCGTGCTTGGTGAACTGGAGCACCGCTCCCTTGTGAACTATCATAAAGTTGATGTTTTTGCCATCAGTGTCCTTGGCATAGCCGCCGTCAGTCTCCCCGGAAGTGGTGCCGTCGTTGAGCTTTATCTTGGTGTAAAATCTGGACTGGGGAACAGTCACTATCTTGTCAAAGGAAGCAAGCACCGCACGGGATTTTGTGGTGTCCATGTCGTCAATAAGTCCTTTCAGCACGGGAGTGATGAACAGCACCCTGTCCTCGGAGGGAACCTCCGCCGCATCAAGAGAAGATACCGCAGTTCTCACCGCAGCCACAGCGTCCGCACCTGTGGAAAGCGCCGCAGATGCGGAGCCGATGCCCGTTGTGCCCGCAAAGGAAGCAAAGCGGAAGGCATCAAGCTCAGGCACAGCCTTTGTGCGCACAAACTCCCCCGCAAGGGAACCGAAAGCAATGCTCTGGCTCTCCTCGTTGTCCATAGCATCAACGCTGAACATACGTCCTCTCTCGTAGTTGAACTGAACAGTCTGCCACGAAAGGGAAACATCGCCTGCCACATATCCGCTTGAACGGGAGTAGTCGGCAAGCCCGTCCATGGTGAGCTTGGGAATAACTATCTCGTTGGCATTTGCCCCCTCTCTTGCAAGAGAAGCGTCCGACTCAAGAACAGCAGTTCTCGCATTTTCCTTGTACGCCTCATCAAGAAGCGCAGCGTATTTTTTAGCAAGTGTAATTGTGTTAGCCATAATTTTTACCTATCCTTTCAAATTTCATTTTTCATTGAATTACTTCAGTCCGAAAGCCCTGCGCAGTACATCATCACCGTTCCCTTCCCTGCGTGACCTTACTCCCGTGGATATCTTCTGACCCGAGCCGCCGAATTTCGATATCCTGCCGAATATCTCCCTCGCCGCCTCTTCAAAGCTCACTCCCCCCACAGCACGGGCGGAAGCCGCACAGATAATGTCATCCGCCAGCTCACGGGGAATGCCCTCCCTTTCGCAGAAAAGCTGATTGCGAAGCTTTGCATTTTCAGCCGTCAGCGCCGCCACCTGCTCTTCAAGAGCATGGATATCGGAGGCATTAGCACCGTCAGCAACGTCAACATTGTCGGAAGCATCTCCATTGCCCTCATCGGGAGAGATATCCTCACCCATATCTGTAACTTCATTTACAGACTTCTCGTTTTCTTCATTCATACCTTTTCCTCCTTTTTGATCCTTTCTATCTCAGCCAGTGCGTCCTCCTCCGAGCAGTCCAGCACAGCCATGACCGCCGAAAGCCTGCTTTTAAGCCCCGCCGATACCAGCCTTACGTTCTGGTCGATTATCTCGCCCTTATCCACCGTCTGCCTGTCGGAGAAAGCCACCCTGACGGAAATATCACCCTTTGGTATCTCGCCGCACAGCATTCCGCAGCGGATAATGCTCTTTACCGTGCTTTCGATAAGCTCCGCCGCAAGGCACCTGTTCTGCTGCATGGTGATCTCCGTGCGTGTCTCCATGCTCTTGACCTCCGCCGCCGTTTTAAGCCCGCCCGAGGTGCTGAACGAAAGTGTTCCCGATGAAAGCCCCGTCTGGAAGCAGAGAATGTCAAGCAGCGCATTTATAGCGTCAACGTGCTCCGAAACTCTCAGCTCGCAGGTGTTGTCGGATATTTTCAGGTCTTTTTCCTCGTCGCATTTAAGTGCCTGATACACTTCATCGTCCGTGTCGAAATACCTGCTTATCCTGCCCGTGTCGGGGTCAACCACCGTCCTGATGCAAGATGATGGCACGATTATCCTCTTGCGCCCCAGCACAAACTCCCGTGAAAAGCTGTCAAATGCGATGTCGAGAGCTTTCAGAGTGTCGGTGCAGTTTGCAAAGCAGCTCAGCCCCAGCATGGTCTCATCGGAAAGATTGTTCGCCCCCGCAGGTCGGAAGTACCCGAAAAGCGGCTCGCAGATGTCATACTCCGAATGTTCCGAAAGCCCCTCAAACATCGTCTCCACAGGTATCTGCTCCCCAAGATATCCGTCACGGGAGGAAAACAGCGCTCTGTCCGTAAAAATGCCGCTGCCGTCTGCGCCCTGCCGCTCAAAAAGAGTAAACGCCTCGCCGCCTTTGTAAAATCTGCTGCGGAATATGCCCTCCTTTATGCTGCCGCAGAAGCCGCCCACAGGGATAAAGCTGTCCGCCGATATGTAGTCGATGCCAATGTCCCCGTCAATGAACACCTTTAAAGCACCTCCGCCCAGCGCATAAGCACGGCTGAAAAACGAGGGCATATTCTCCCAGAAGCCGTTGTCCTGGAGCACCCTTTCAACCAGCTCCTGCTGACGGTGATCGGCGCAGTAAATATCCGCCTGACTGCTGAACGTAAGCGCCGCCAGACTGTCGCACAGCACCTTTGCGCCGCCAAGCATGCTCATTCGCCGCTCGCCCTTTCCGTAAAGCCCCGAGCGCTTCACATACGCCCAAGGCGGCTCCCCCTTGTAAATATCGGCGCAGGCAGCTATCACCGTGCGGTAATATTCCTCTTCGTGGGGAATTTTCGCCTGTGGGAACGCTCTCTGCGCCTCCGCAATTATGCCCAATCACATCATTCCTTTCTATCTCATAACATCAAGGATATCCTTCATTCTCCGCTCCGTGGAATACTCCTGAGCGTCAAGGCTGTCAATGTTCACACTGCCGTCGTCCAGCCGCCTGTCAAGGCTTCCGCCCTCCCACACCGCCTGAGAAAATGCAGCGATAGTATTCTTGCACTGCGCAAGAATTTTATAGCGCCCGTCACTTAAAACAGCATTGTAAAACCTTATCCTCTGGCTTATCTCACCCTTTCGGGCGTTGTGTATCTCCACAGGAAGCCTTTCACGTATCGCAGCATTCTGCAAGCCCCTTATAAGTACCTGCTCCGCACTGTCGCAGTAAATATCCCTGAGCATGGGATATTTTTTCCTGACCCTTTTAACAAAGTCCGCAAAGTCCCGCTCCAGCTCCGCAGGGGACATTATCCCCTTTCGGTAATATTCCTCCAGAGTGTATATCTGCCTGTACCCCGCCGTGTAGCCCGTCACATTGAACGCCGTGGCAGAGCCGTTTCCGCCGAAATCCACACCCATGTCCGCCATGATGATGTTCTTTGCCATTTTGCAGATGAATTTCTCAGGGCAGTCCGCAAACTGCCTGTAAATGACCCCCTCAGCATTTTTCCACAGCCCCAGGATAAAGCGGTCGTAATAGACCGTCCCCGCATATTCCCTTTTCAGCGCCTGAGCAAAGCCCTTGGGCAAAGCGGGATTATCGTCAATGGTAAAGCCCGATACCCTTACGCTGCCGCCCGGCACTCCTTCGTCAAGGAATTTCTTGAACCAGTGGGAGGGAGACGCAGGATTGCAGCTGCCGTCAAAAACCGAAGTCTCCCTGTCCAGCCTTGACCCTATCATTCTGAAAACGCCCTCGCTCCAAGTGGTTATCTCATCGCCGTAGCAGTAGGAAAGGCTTGACCCCTGGAGCTTGTCCGCATTGCCGCTGCGCCCCGCACCGATAACAAAGCAGTCCCTGCCGAAAAGCCGCACATATCCGCCGCCCTTGACACGCCCCACAAGCTTTT